TATCGCCTAAATAAGACCATCAATGAGTTATCGACTCAAAATCTAAAGATGGTTGTTCTTACTAATCCCGGAGAAAGAATTATGAATCCTGATTTCGGTGTCGGAATTAGTAGATATTTGTTTGAACAAGCCGGAAGTAATGCTTTTGATCAAATAAAATCAAGAATAAGTCAGCAAGTTGGTAAATATTTATCTTATATCAATATTATGTCTATTAATATTGGTAATTTTACTGAACTTTCAAATGCTGTAAGAATAGTTATTACATACAATATTCAATATTCTAATGAGAAATTAATATTAGACTTTATAGTTACGGAGTGAGGATTTTAAAATATGGCCAAGAAAAAAGTACCAATTATATATACCAGCAGAGATTTTGATTCTATAAAATCAGATTTGGTAAATTATGCTAAAAGATATTATCCTGATATTTATCGCGATTTTAATGAGGCTTCATTCGGCTCTCTTATGCTGGATACGGTATCCTATGTGGGCGATATTTTGTCTTTTTACGTTGATTATCAAGCAAATGAATCTTTTTTAGATACGGCCGCCCAATATGATAATGTTGTTAAATTAGCTCGACAAATGGGATATAAATTTGGAGGCATTCCAAGTGCTGTTGGCCAAGTCCTATTGTATGTTTTGGTGCCCGCGAATGCTCTGTCTCTGGGCCCAGATAGTCGTTATTATCCAATTTTAAGAGAAGGAACTTCTTTTATTACTACTTCTGGCGCTTCTTATATTTTATCCGAAGATGTCAAGTTTGGAGACGTTAATACTACCATGGTCGCCGCCCGAGTTAACGAATCTACTGGCATACCGACCTTTTATGCTCTAAAGACGACGGGTAAGGTGATTTCCGGTCGAATTTCAGAGGAAACAATAACTATCGATGAATTTCAGAGATTCAGAAGAATCCAATTATCTTCAACAAATATAGTGGAAATCCTTTCTGTTACAGACGCTGAGGGAAATGAATATTATGAAGTTGACAATTTGAGTCAGAATGTTATTTACAAAAGTATTCCAAATAAAACCAACAGTATGGACTTAGCACAATTTTTGCGACCGGTCATAGTTCCCAGGAGATTTATATTTGAAAGTGACGGATCACAATTTTATTTACAGTTTGGATATGGATCAGAAGAAGAACTAACTTTAGATTCAGTAGCAGATCCTTCAAATGTCACTCTTCAAATATACGGAAGAGATTATGTTACCGATCCGACTTTGGATCCATCCAAATTGATGAATACTGATAAGTTGGGAATTTCACCGTCGAATACTACATTAGTAATCAAATATAGAAAAAATACGGCACTTGATGTTAATGCTTCTGCTGGCTCTCTCAATAGGGTGGGAAATTTAAAAATAGATTTTAATACCTTGGTTGGACTTGATGCTACTAAATTAAATACCGTAAGGGGGTCAATTGAGGTTTCCAATGAAAAGCCAATTTCAGGCAATACGACAATTCCCAGCATTGAGGAAATAAAGCAGAGATCTCTTGCAACTTTTTCTGCCCAAAATAGGGCAGTAACTTCTAGAGATTATGAAAATTTGTGTTATGCCATGCCTCCCAAATTTGGTTCAATTTATCGTTGTAATATATTGGTTGATGATGATTCATTTAAGAGAAATTTAAATTTATATGTTTTATCACAAGGATCGAGCAATAAGTTAGATTTAGCAAGTACTCAAATAAAGGAAAATCTTAAAATTTGGCTAGGCGGCCAAAAAATGATTAACGATTCTATAGATATTTTAGATGGCAAAATAGTAAATTTAGGAATTAAATTTGAGATTCTTTCGGATCCGAGCTTTGGCAAGACCGATGTGCTTGGGTCGTGCAAGGCGGCGTTGAAAGAAAAGTTTGAAAGCCCTCTTCAAATGGGGGAACCGCTTTATTTAACCGATATATATTATCTCCTAAACGGCTTAAGGGGTGTCATAGATACGAAAACAGTTAGTTTGGTCAACAAAACCGGAGGAGTCTATTCTGATGTTTTTTATAGCGTCGGAACCAATATGTCTCCAGATGGCAGGTATTTATATTGTCCAAAGAATGTAGCTTTTGAAATAAAATATCCAGGTGAAGATATTAGGGGCGTCATAAAATAATGGCTATTAAAAAATATTTTGCAAATGCTGACAATACCATAACAAATGCCTTTGAGGCAAACTTACAAACTCGCGGTACTGGTGCAAATATGGGCCTCTCAGACATTTTGGAGACCTTTTCCATTTATGGGCAAGCCTCCTCGGGATCAACCGAGCTTGAGAGAATATTAATTGAGTTTCCAATTAATCAAATAACAGCAGACAGGGCGAGCAATATTGTTCCTGCTTCTGGCAGTGTTAGTTTCTATCTCAATATGTACAATGCACGCAGCAATCAAACATTGCCGCGAGAGCTTAAATTGGTAGTTCTTCCCATATCCCAATCTTGGCAAGAGGGTACTGGTCTGGATATGGAAGAATATAAGGATGTCACAAAGGGTAATAATGGCTCCAATTGGGTTAACGCAGGAATCGGCGCGCCCTGGACAAGAGAAGGCGGCGATTATTTAACTTCTTCATATTCTCAAATTTTCCCAATAGGAAATGAAGATTTGGAAATTGATATAAGTGCCCTTGTTGAAGATTGGATTGATGGAACAATTGCAAATTATGGTATCGGAATTCACCTAACATCGAGTCAAGAGGCCTATTTTTCAAACTCTTTGGGAGCAGATGTCGGAAGTCAATTATTTAATCCAGATGGATCCACAGATACCTATTATACAAAGAAATTTTTTGGAAGAGGAACGGAGTTCTTTTTCTCAAGACCAGCAATTCAGGCCCGGTGGGATTCCTCAATAAAAGACGACAGGGGAAACTTCTATGCAAGTAGCTCTCTAGTTCCCGCAGCGGATAATATGAGAACACTCTATCTTTATAATGTGATAGGAGGAAGATTAAGAAACATCCCAGCAGTTGGAACCGGTGAAATTTATGTTAAAGTGTATACATCAGCATCAGCAGGAACAGATTTAACCCCGACTCCCATAACAGGGGGCTATGTTTCACTTGGTATTTATTCGGCATCTTTTACTCTAGACACGACCGTCAGTACAGTATATGACAGGTGGTATAGTTCAGGCTTGACAGATATTTATCATACTGGAACTTTTGATGTAAAACAATATGCAGTGAGTACACACAATCCCTATGGAAATTTAGTGACAACACTTACAAATTTAAGGCCGACTTATACAACTTCCGAGACAGCCCGATTCAGATTTTATGAGCGACAAAAAGATTGGAGTCCGACTATTTACACAGTAGCTACTACGGTAACAGATACACTTGTTAATGAAAGTGCATCTTATCAAATTCATAGGATAATTGATGATTTAGTTGTAATTCCATATAATACGGGAAGTGATAGAGGGACACAAATGTCTTTTGATGTGAATGGAAATTATTTTGATTTTAAGATGGATCTTCTAGAACCTGGGTATTCTTATGGGATTAAGATAGCTTATTATAACGAAACAGTTGATAGTTATGTTGAGCAGCCTCATGAATGGAAATTCAGGGTAGAAGAAGTATGACCATAAAAAACCTTTTTGATGGAGATATTCCATATAAAGTATTAAGTGAGGATCCGGCAGATATACGAAAAGATGCCGAATCTTTAGATAATATTAATGCGACATTTAAAAACTATAATCGTTTCATTCCTCAGGTTGATTTTGGAATTCCAGAGAATTTTGCAAGATACGGATCTGCCGAAAAATATTATGAAGATGCCATTACTAGAATATATGGCTATTATCCTTATGATGGATCTTCGAAGGAAAAACAGATATTCTTAAATAAGTCAACATATATTGATTTATGGATGCTGGATAATAAATATCCGAGAACAAATGGATATGCATTATTTTCAGCAAATGGATGGGGCAGTGTAACAACATCGCCCATAGCATCTACTGCTTTCTACGGAGAACCAAGCACTCAAGAGTATATTTATTTTGAAGGCGGCCCTCATACTGCCTCGGGAGGCATGATTGGAAAGCCCCTTCAAAAAACTTTTGATGATTCAAACATCTATGATGAGGACATTTATGATGATGTTGGTTACGCCGGGAAAGGAACAAGAGAAAGCAATCTCAAAACAAACTTCGATAACGGAATAACAATAGAATTTTGGTTTAAAAAGGAAGACTTTACAAACTCTAATACAGAAAAAGAAGTAATATTTGATTTATGGAACAATATAACTTCTTCGGCTACTTCTTACGGACGCGTTTTATTGCAAGTTACTGGAACTGCCGGGTCTTCTCCATTTACTCTGTCAGTTCAGTCTGGAACTGCTGGTTTCACCGAACAACCATTTGGTTCGACTCTAACTACCGCTTCTTTTGAATCTTTCGGACACTATGCTTTTAGAATCTATAATTCAGGTTCGAGTTTAGTTACAGATTTTTATGTAAATGGTGAACCAACAGAAACCGCTTTAACTGGCAATCTTAATGAAATCGATGGCGCCCTAAACGCACAAATAGGAGCGCTTACAAGTCCCGCCTTTAGTGGAAGTGGCGAATTTGCCGACAGAGGATGGGGAAAGCTTTCCGGATCTATCGACGAATTCAGATTTTGGAAGGAAACGAGAACCTCAGAAGATATTGGACGATATTGGTTCACACAAGTTTATGGAGGAACCAATACGGATATATCAAACGCCGCTTTGGGAGTTTATTACAAATTTAATGAAGGGATTACGGGAGATTCTTCCATCGACTCAACGGCCCTTGATTATTCTGGTCGAATTTCAAACGGAACTTGGACTGGCTATACATCAGATTCTAGAACAACGGCCTCTGCGATTGTGGAGGCTGGAGCGGCAGTAACGGAATTTTTGGATCCAATCATTCACTCCACAAACCCACTTGTGCAAGCTGTTCTGACAGAAATGAAAAATTCTGGTTCCGTACATGATTTTCAAAATAATGCACAAATTTATAATAGTATTCCCACTTGGATTATAGAAGCCGACGACGAGGAGGGTGGTACTCTAAAAAATCTAGCGCAAATAATGTCAAGTTATTTTGACACCCTTCATCTTCAAATAGAGCAGCTTCCAAGACTCAAAGATATTACTTATGTGAGCGGCACCAATGAAGAAAATATATTCGCAGATGAACTTTTGGAGGGGAGTGGATTTGTAGCCCCTGAAATATTTGCAGATGCATCAGTTTTAAATCAAATATTTTCAAGAAATGAAACTGAACATTTTGAAGAAGAGCTTTATAAAACTAAAAATTTAATTTATAAGAATATCTATAATAATTTACTTTATATTTACAAATCAAAAGGTACTGAAAAATCTTTTAGAAATTTAATAAGATGTTACGGTGTTGATAATGAGCTTATCAAATTAAATTTATATACCAATAATTTAAGTTATGAAATAGAAAATAAGCTAAGATTTGATACGGCCAAAGAAAGATATGCTGATTTTTATTCGCCATCTAATTTTGGAGCAACGGTTTATCAACAAACCGCCAGCGGAGATTCAAATAGTATCAGTTTTATTTCGGCATCTTCTGCGGATTTAGAAAAATACACTTCTTTTACTCTAGAAATTGATATTATTTTTCCAAAAAAGAGAGATCCGGCCCGCGAGGATTATTTTTTAACATCATTTAATACTTCTTCGCTTTTTGGTTTCCATTCCGCTGATCCGACCACACCGACAGACTTTACTTGGCCCGGAACCGACTATGATTTGAGTGTTTATGCAGTACGCCCAGACGATAACGATAATCAAAAAGATGCATATTTTTTATTAACCAGTTCATTTTTCGGAATAGAATTACAGACAGACACCTACGCAGATGTATACGAAAATAAAAAATGGCACTTTACAGCTAAGGTAATTCCAGAAAAAACTCATTGTAATTTAGCATCCGGCACACTTGATACAACCTATCGTGTTGAATTTGCTGGCATAAATACTGATATTGATATCGTAAGAGAAAAATTTGTTTTAACTTCTTCAATATCTGATGATTCTTATCTAACAATTCCGAAAAGATTGTACATGGGATCCCATCGAACTAACTTTACCGGTTCTCTGATACACCAGACTGATATTAAAGCTTCTTTTTATAGATATTGGATGAAATATCTTGGTGATTCTGAAATTAAATCACATGCGATCGACATTCAGAACACGGGTATAGCAAATCCTGCCGAAAATGCATACAATTTTGTCACTTCTCTCACGGGAACTTACATTCCAAACAAAAAAATGTTGGCTTTAAGCTGGAATTGGAATCAAATTAGCTCCTCTGATGCCAGTGGCCAATATCTTGTGAAAGATCTTTCTTCTGGATCGGCCGAACTGACCAGCGAATACCGCTGGATTGGCGAAACGGTGGGGAGAATACACCCCGGCAAAGGCGATTTTTATAACGCAGATGATTCGTCGGTAATAAATGTAGAATATATTCCAATTGGTAGATCTTTAGACCCAGAAATCTTAAATCCAGCATATGATCTGGTAAAAATACTCACCCCGGCCGAAGATAATGCGTTTACTAGACAAAGACGCCCAGTTAATTTTTATTATTCTATAGAAAAAAGCATGTATCAAACAATTAGTGAAAATATGATGCAATATTTATCATCGGTTGTTGATTTTTCAAATTTATTTGGCCAACCGGTTGATCGATATAGAACAAGTTACAAAAATTTAGATAAATTAAGAAATCTTTTCTTCGAAGGTATAGAAAACGAGCCAGATATCGAAAGGTATATTGAATATTATAAATGGGTTGATTCTTCTCTCTCAGAAATGTTAAAAGAGCTAATTCCGGCAAGTTCTAACATCTCAGACGGCATAAGGACAATTGTTGAGAGCCATGTGCTTGAAAGAAACCAATATCGATACAAATTAGCAGAATTGGGTACACCCGCTTACATGGACGACCTCACAGCAACCATAGAAAGTGTTGCCCTCTTGGTTGAGTGGAAATTTGGAACGCCAACATTGCCATCATCACCGCCACCCACGAATGAACATTGTTATTGGTGGAAATATAGGGCCGACAGAACAAATCCCGAGATAACATCAGGTGATGCGGCAGTTGATGCCGACAGAAATATGATTCTTTCTGCGTCGATTAGTGCTCTCACACGCACCCAATCACGCCCGGTGAAGTTTTTAATGAATTTAGAGCCAGCATTGCGTGGCGGCCTAACATCGAATAACAATAATATTATAACTAATGTAAAAAGTTCCATTCAATTTGGTAATTCTGCGGGAATTATCATTGCAGAGTCGGAAGTTAAGGAATTTAAGGACTGTCAGGATGTTTTTAAACCT